GCAAGTAGATGATTCCGTTCTTTTGGGATAGATAACAAGCCGCTGTTTCGTCTGTACCCCTACCGGATGGATCCACCGAACATATGGTTTCGTTATATTCACTCCATTCTCCTTGCATTTGCATAGGTGAATAGAAATAGTCTCCCGGTAAACCGACTGTGGGTGCATCTCTAATGACATTGGCTGGATCTGAGCACCATATGATGTTTTCGGGTGCATTACTAGGATTAACGCTAGTAACAATGAGATCAGCCATCTTAAGTGGAAATTTCTCTGCATCTGATAGACTTGTGTCGAGTTGAAACTGTAGCATGTAGTTTGACCGACCCATAGACGCTTCTCTTTCGAGCAAGTCTTCATCTGTGAATCTGTCGTCTGTAGGAGACCACTCCTCTGCTCCATTATCTATATCTGCCTGTAAATCAGGTGCTAGGAGTCCTTCGTACTGTGTGATAGACTTTCCTCTTGGATATCTTGCGGGCCAAACCAAGGGACGATACGAACGCTCTGCCAGCTTACGATAAATAGTAAAAGTAGTCTGAGGAGTCCCGAGATACATAATACGGCTATCACTTTTGGGTGTAAGGATAGATTCCGCTTCCGTACAGAGTTGAATAAGCTTTTCACGCATTAACTCCGTCATACTGTTGCCCGGAACCTCTACATCGTCTAAAATCATGAGATCGGCTCGGCTTCCTGTGAGTTGCCCAGTGATTCCTACCGACTTTACGCTTGGAGCTTGGTGTGGTGAACAGTTTACGTCGAAACTGATGCGACTCCAGCGAGAATCGTCCGATTTGGGTCTGAGAAAGTTTAGCCATGGTGTCTCAATGATAAGTTTTTGTAAGAAGATCGACATGTTATCTGCCCTCTCCTTCGAGGCAGAAATTATCATTATCTTTCGTTCTGGATCATTAAATAATGTCCACAATACAAATGCTCCCGTAATCCAGCTCTTACCTACACCACGGAAAGCCTGTATTTGTAGTCTTTTAGGTCCATACTGTAGGTAGTCTGCAATCGCATACTGTGCTCGAGTCGGGGGTGGTAAGTCAAGCTGCCCCCACAGAGCCTGTAGGAATAGCTTGAAGTCTTGCCGCAGTAGGGCTAGGGAATTTTTTTCGGTGCTCATTACTGATTATCTCTGATAAATTTATTAATATCAAACTTTGGATTTGTTTGTATTAGTAATTGTAAATCTTCAATCGACATACCAGTAATTCTTTGAATTTCTTTCATTTGATCTGAAACGCTCATATTATCTAATGCTCTGGTTTCAATCTCTTCTAAAATCCTTTTTCTAACAAATTCACGTTGCCTTTCTTCTCGACCTGTAAGAGAATCTAAAACAGCTTGTGCTTCGTTTCCTTCCATCTCTTTTCTTATATCCATTACTAACTCTTTCATTTGTGGGACTTCATAACGTCCACTACCAGTTCGGTAAAGATTTAAAGAGCCGTCACTGTCTAGTTTAGCAAGGCGTTCAATAAGAGCATCTAACTCATCATCAAGTTGTTCTTTTGGTATATTTTCATAAAGATCTCTAAATATCATTTCTGCTTGGTTAGTTATATCTTCACTCTTTTGTACTAATTCAGCATACTCTTGCCATTTTTCTTTACGAAACGCCATGTCTGGACCAAACTTTGAATATTTACCAGTACCAGCCATTTTATCTCGAACATCTTTAGTCCAAAACAGTTGTCCATCATCACCTATGTAATGGTCAAGAAACTTGTGAGTAACACTATGAGGTGTTGGAAATATACGGTCTTTTTGACCTTTTCTTTTTAATTTAGTAAGCTTATTACCACCTACAAGCTCAACAAAATTAAACTGGTCATCTCCCGGCCTCATCATGTTTTTAAATAAAATTTCTGTAACTTCCCACCATTCTGGACTAGCAAAACGTAACCCGTGATATCCGGGAAGAGAAGATAATACAGGTACTACATGATGTAATTGGAATTGACGTTCTGGAAATCCTAAAGAATCAATAAGATTACGATACTTGTCTTTTAGACCGCCTTGAGATTTTATTAAAGCATCCTGAGCATCAGAAAAACTTACTTTAGATCCAGTAGGAGTTGCGAATAACCCACCGAGTATTCTACGTTTTGAGTTAGGTAGTGTAGGACGTACAGCTAAATATCTGTCGAAATCAAGAGTTCCATCTTTCATTCCCCAGACATTAATTAATTCATTATATAATTTATTTGTATATTTTTCATCTTTATAAGTTTTTGTAAATTCAAAGCGTCTAGGTGAGCCTAAACCAGCTAATCTTTTATCTTCTTGTTTTTTACTAATTCCATCTGTATCATCAAACTTACCTTTCATCATTAGAGTTTTTAAATACTCAGCACCTTGCGGGGTGACCTCTCCAAAAAATCTAGTAAGATAATTACTTTCTGTACCAAATGTTTGCTCTGACAATAAAGGCTGTTCCTCATCTTGTAACTGTAGTACAGTAGAAGGATTAGTAATTTTTTTACGTAATTGATTTAATAATCCTCCAACAGTACCTATGCTTTGAGGTATTTTAGGTGCTACTATACTATACAACAAAGAATCCAGAGAATAATCTGGTGCAGCTATACCTTGACTTGGATCCGGTTTTTGTAATTCTTCTTCTTCATTCATCTTATGTGTGATAGAATCGTTTGTTCTCGTTCAGTAATCCCGAATGTCGACCTCATCCAGTCTTTCCAGTTTTTACTACCTTTTTCCTGATTGCATCTTCTGCACGACGGCACAACATTAGCCGTAACATCCTTTCCGCCCCTGCATTTTGGACGTACATGGTCGATGGTGAGGTTTTGTAAATCATAAATTTCTCCGCAATAAACACATTGACAATTAAAGTGCTCTTTTATAGCCCTTCTCCAGAGCCGTTTTGATTCTGAACTTGTCATGGTTATTAAATTGTGTAAATAGTAATCAGGGTTTGGTAG